CCGCCCCTGGTCCGCCGAAGTATTTAGACACCTTCTCTCTAAAGGTCTTGATTCATGGGATGACAATGACCACCGCATGTACAAAGACTACGTCGTAGAGGGTGTCTATAATTCTGTTCAAGTAGACGACGCTGAAGAGATGCTTGAACCAGTTTGGTCTATCCAGAAGGACCAACGCGATAAAACAACCACCCAATCAGAAAGAGAAGCTTTCGTGCGTTATCGCAACTACGTCACATCTGCAATGCAGTACTTGCGTCAGGAAGATGAGACGGAGCGTGAAATGTATGACCACTTCATGCGCCTCGCCATCGACGAACTCAAGCTGATGTACCTCAGCGCTCCGTGCGACATGTATACTTTCACTTGCGGTGGTAAGACCTTCAAGCATAGGGTACCTGGCACTCCCATCTACGTAACGGAGAGTAACTATTGTTCCAGGTACTTGTGCGTGAATGATCGGACGTACTTCGTGTTCTGGACAAACTTCGGCCGTTATAATATTGCTTATGTTAATTCCGAAATTAGAGATGAATTTGGATATGCATGTGGTCTACTTGCTTACGACTTCACATGCCAAAAGAGAACAACACTCGCAGACGACATATTTGCGTTTGTACCTCATGCACCACCTTCCACAATCCAACGACTCCCAAATCCACTGATGTTGTGGCGCAACGCACAAGACGGTATTTCTAACAGCGGCGCCAGACAGCTAGTTAATGATAATGAAGTTACTATTGACCGCACCAGCCTGAGATTGATGGCACACGGACTTAAGCAGAACATCTACACATACGCCCACAAGATAGGCACAATGATGTGGCTTCATAAGCACCCAGAAGCTCAGATGCTCTTCGTGTGGTGTGGTCTATACCAAAGTAAGGACCGCCAGACGTGGGCCAAGACCGCCAAAGCTATCAGCCTGGCACTCAAGCCGATCCTGCGTCTGCAACCAGACAAGATATCGAAGCTAGTAGAAGCTGACTCACTCGCTAACCGTCATGAAGAAGACGAACTGGATTGGGCCGAGGAGAAGAAAATTCGGACCACCCCCGTTGACAACCTCATACCGGTATCATACATTGAGCGAGAGGCAGAGAGGTTGTTCAACATCAAGAAGGCACAGGGTGTGTGGCCTAGGAGACAGAGCATGGACGATTATATCATGGAGCTACCTATGTCTATACCAGAAGGTGCTTGGTACGAACCACTTGTGCAGCGCGACCCTAAATTGCGGGCTTTCCTTGACCGCCACGGAATGTCTGACAACGTCGCTGGTAGTAAAGCTATTCATATCCTCAATTGCAAACCAGAGACCATCAAGATGATGTTGAGAAAGCGCAGGGTCGACGTTAGTACACAGATTAAGGTCGAGTGGTCTAAGTTACGTGCACTATACCCAACTGACGTTTCGTCGAATCTCCAATGCGCGTTTGTCACTGGCGAGGTAGAGAAGTACCTTCCGGCTAACTGCTTGATTGGTGCTGGCTACTCCGACAGTAGGGTCGCCGAGATTGTTGGCAGCTATGAGCGCGCCGGGTATGGTATATCCGCAGGGCAAGATTACAAAGGATTCAACGAGCAGCACAAACGCCAAGCAATGCAGGCTATTATGAGAGCTTGGCTGCGGGTGTATCGTAGCAAGTTGCATAGAGAGCAGATTGAGACGATGGAGCTAGTGATACGTAACTTTGAACGCAACTACATCCGATTCCCTGACGGCGAGGTGCTCAGACTTTGTGATACACTCATGTCAGGTTCGCGGTGGACGACCTTCCTTAATACAATGTTTAACTACATTTACTCCAAATTCA